GATCCTGATTAACGTATACTTATTCACGTATGATCACATTTATTTTAATACTTCTTGTACTTATTGGGATTCATGAGCTTGGGCATCTGGTCGCCGGGCATCTGCTTAAAGTGCAACCTAAAGTTTTTTCCATCGGGTTTGGTCCTGCCCTCATGAGATGGCACTGGAAAGGCACGCTCTGGAAGCTCAGCTTATTCCCCTTGGGTGGCTACGTTAGATTTAAGGGTGATCAAGATTTAGAATCAACTGATCCGACTACTTTTTGGGGTTGCGCTCCTTGGCGCAGAGCTGCTATCGCTTTTGCTGGTCCTGCAGTCAACCTCGTTTTTCCGTTCTTTCTCTACTTTTTCTACGCATGGGGGCACGAGGTGCCTCGAGGCCCAGATGATATTCCCCCACCACCGGGCGCACAAATTGCAACGATAGACGCTGCTTGGGCTGCTAACATCTCTTGGCGAATCACAACAGATATGTACGGCGCGATGTACGTAGGTGTAAAAGAGATGGTAACAAAAGCACCTACTCAAGACACTTTAGGCGGCCCAGTGATGATCTATGAGATGTCAAAAGCAGCAGAAGAAACGACTGTAAAGCAAAAAGATTTAGGGCATGTGATCGACCTTTTAGCAATGCTCAGTATCAACTTAGGTTTTTTAAATCTGCTTCCCATACCCGCGCTTGACGGTAGTCACATTGTGCTGTCAGGCGTAGAGACTGTGACTAGAAGAAAGATATCATATCGAACTCGCATGCGCCTCACAATGGTAGGTGTTGTCATGCTAGTCTCAATCATGGTGTTTGCAATCTATTCAGATGTCGCAAGATATTTTCTGTGAGGCGCGCCCATGAGAAACCTTTTAATAGCAATGACAGCTTTCGCTCTATTGAGTTTAGGGTGGTTTTCCCCGGGAAGTCGATCTGCTGACCTTATTATTCAAGGTCACGATCACACCTGGGTTGGTAGTTACGCAAATATTAGCTTGCAAATTGTACCTCCGAAAGGCTTGCAGTTGAAGGAGGATGCCCCGCTGAGATTGAAAGTGGAAGCGACGCCTAATCTAAAGACTTTCGATGATGTTTTACGGGCAAAAGAAGAAAATTTTGTACAGGGTATTGCAACGTTTAGTTTGCTTGTCAAAGGCATCAAGCCAGGCTTAGGTAAAGTAACAGTCAGCGTTTCGTACTTCTTGTGCTCAGACACAATCTGCAAAAGATATTCCGACACAATTAGTCATCCTGTCTACGTCAAAAAAGACTAGCGTCAATATTTTTCTGTAAAAAAAATAGCATAAATTTAACACAGTTCTCCGCTGCAAAATATACACATTTTTGCGCACAAAAAATCGGTTAATGATTAGTCAAAAACAGCATACATAGTTAAGATGATAATGATCAACATTATCAATTAATCCTTATTACGATCGATTGGAGATCCGACGTGAATTTAACACAATTACCCAATACCGGCGTAAGCAGGGACACAGCAACGACTGCTGCTCCTGCAGGTCTGGTTGGAGTCGCAGAAGCGCTTAATCAAACAGGCGTCTTCATTTACGCAAAACATGCAGTTAAAATTTGGACCTACAGCGGTGGAGCTTGGTCTGAAGCCACAGCCCTTACTGGAGATGTAGGCTCAAGAACGCACACTGTCGATTGGGCTAATGCTGATCGTCTTTGGATACAATCCCTCGGGCTTGATTCTGTAACAGTGAGAATGGTTGCACAAACTGGAGCACTCGGGGCGGCACAGCTCGGAAGCCCAGTTAGTACATGGGCCAGCCTCACAGACACTCCAGGTAATTTCACAGGCCAATCTGGAAAATACGTAAAAGTAAAAGATGACGAGACCGGCATTGAGTTCGTCGCCTCGGGTGCAGGTGGAGGAACACCTGGGGGTAATAATCGCCAGCTGCAGTATAACAACGACGGTTCTTTCGGCGGAACGATGGCTCTTTACTGGGATTCCAACTTTTTAAACTTAGGTGTAGGTACAAGCACGTTTAACAACGACATGTCAAACAGTATCGCCATCAGTGCAGGCGCAAAACCTACAGCAGGCGAAGCGGGGCAAGCTACAATATCAGCAGCTCAAGCTTTGGTACCCTCCTACACTGATCTTAAACTTCTTTGTCACTTTGAAGACTTGACTGATTCCTCCACGCTAGACAATGGTTCTGCTGCGGTAACAGTCGCAGGTTCAATTTCCGCAGAGGAGGCGAAGTTCGGATCAAATTCGCTTAAGTCGGAATCTGGTGGAGCGACAGGAAAAGCTTGGTCAATAGCAGCCACAGGCGATGAGTACAATCCAGGAACAGCAGACTTCACAATTGAGTTCTGGATGAAGGCAGGAGCAAGCATGGTGTCAGGTTCTAAGTTTGTTTTTGGTACTGACGGCTGGCGCTGGGGCGGTCCCGCAAGGCAAATCGCATTCTTAGGTAATAGACTCTATCAAGGTAATACTGCTTACAGTTCTGGACTGACTATACCGGCAGACACCTGGACACACATCGTCATCCAAAGGCGAGCAGGAACTTTAGAGTACTACATGAACGGTGAAAACACCGGTACTAGCTACTCCAATTGGGGCGGAGATATAGATGACTGGTCAGGATTTCAAGTCGGAAGAGACGCATCCGACAATTATGGTTGGGATGGCTATATTGATGAGCTTGCTGTTGCCATTGGAACTGCAAAGTACACAGAAAACTTTACGGTTGCTACTGAGGCTCACTCTTCAGACGCAACACCAGCCCCAGCAGAACTTTGGGTCGGTGACGGCAGCAACAACCTCACGCAAATCAGTCCTCACAACGCAGATAATGAATGGGAATTCTTCTCTAAGAACGTTGAAACAGGGCGAGTAGTTAGAGTCAACATGGAAAAAATGATTAAGCGCCTAGAAGAGATTCACGGCGAAACATTTATGGAAGAGTGGTATGAGACTCCTACGCAAAACGACACAAGACAAATCATAGATGCATCTACAGTTCTACCTGACGCAAACCCGCCAGAATAATTTTTTAAAAAATCTGGTATTCAAGAAGCCTGCCCATGTGGCAGGCTTTCTTGTGTAAATCTTAATTTTGCTGCGTATAATATGCGCAGGAGAAACAACACGTGTCATTTAAAGATTTTAAAATACCAAACCGCTTCGTAGGCCTGCATGCGCATTCCGGTTTTTCAACCTATGACGGCCTTGGTTACCCTGCTGATCATATCGATTTCGTCCTAGAAAACGGCATGGATGCATGGGCGCTAACAGATCACGGCCACGGGTCAGGATTAGCTCATGCTCACAAGCATTATGAGAAGATGAAAAAAGCAGGCAGGAAGTACCGACAAGTTTACGGTGTTGAGTTTTACTTTGTTGAAGATCTAGATGAGTGGAAGCGCCAATATGAAAATCATCGTGCTCGCATTAAAGCCGAACGAGATGCAAAGAAAATTGAGGCTTTAGCAACAACTGACGTCAATGTTGACAATGAAGATGAGTTAATGTCTGAGGGCCACACTATTGAAAACGAAGACGAATCTAAACAGGGATCGAAAGGTAAGCCTGAGTGGATGCGTCGTTACCATTTGTGTGTCACAGCTAGAAATCCAATAGGTTTGGCAAACTTGTTCACCCTTGTTAAAAGAGGCTACAAGGACGGATTTTATCGTTTTCCTCGCATTGATTTTAAGATGCTTAAAGAGTACGGCGAAGGTCTTAGCGTAACTACAGCATGTGTTGGCGGGATTTTTAGCGGAAGAACTTTCCAAGAATTTCCTGACTTGACATTCGACCAGCTCGGGCCCGAACTTCTTGACGATCCTGCCAAAAAAGCCAGTTTGATGAGAACCCTAGGTAATCTCACCGACCGCTTTGTTGATGCAGTTGGAGAGCAAAATTTCTTCTATGAAATGCAATTCAACAAGCTTTCAGCACAGCACATGGTTAATCGTGCGCTAATAGATCTTCATGATCAAACAGGTGTCAATCTTGTTACTACTTGCGATTCACACTATCCTACACCTAACAAGTGGGAAGCTAGAGAGCTTTATAAAAAACTTGGATGGATGGGCAAGGAGATGACACCTCTTCCTGTCTTTGATGAGCTTAAGTGTGAGCTCTATCCAAAGAATGCTGAACAAGTTTGGGATGAGTTTGAGATCGGCTGGAACAATTACGACTTTTATCATGGGCGCGAAGATCTTGTAAGAGACAGTATTGAAAGGACACACGATCAAGTCTGGGATCGCTACCAAGACATGTGGGTGGATTCAAAGGCTAAGCTGCCGAATTATGCTGTGCCTCAAAAGAGTCATTCCTGCTACCCTTCTCCACCTGAAGAGACACCGTTCCAGCAGCTAGCGCTCAAGGTAAAGAATGCAATGATCAGCACAGGCCTTGCTTCTAAGCCTGAATATGTCGCTCGTGTCAAAGAAGAGCTTGATGATATCAAGTTTCTTGGTTTTGAGAACTACTTCTTGACTATGCATGACGTGTTTCACCTCGCAGCTGAAAAGACTCTGTTTGGTCCTGCTCGAGGTTCAGGCGGCGGATCGCTCGTTAACTATCTATTGGGCATCACTCAAGTTGATCCCATTCCATACGGTTTGCTTTGGTCCCGATTCCTTGGGCGACATCGAACTTCTTGGCCTGATATTGACTCTGATGCTGGTGATCGTGATGCTCTTATTGACGCAGCCAGAGAGCTTTTTGGTGAGGATGCAGTTATTCCTGTTTCCAACTTCAATACTCTTAAACTCAAGTCTATTGTCAAGGACGTTGCCAAGTTTTATGATGTTCCGTTTCAGGAGGTTAACGCTCTTACAGGCCCGCTGCAATCCGAGGTTGAACCTCATGCTCGAGATGCTAACACTGAGAAATCTGTGTTCGTCCTCACCCATGAGGATTGCATGAAGTACTCTAAGAAGTACAAAGATTTCATGGAAAAGTACCCAGATGTTGAAAAGCATGTGAGCACCTTGTTTATGGAACAGCGATCAATCGGTCGCCATGCTGGGGGTGTACTAATTGCTGATGAGCGTGAGCTTGAGCAGACAATGCCCTTGATATCAGTTCGAGGAGAGTTACAAACTCCCTGGACTGAAGGTATGAACTTCCGCAACTTGGAAGATAACGGATTTATTAAGTTTGACTTCCTTGGTCTTACGCTGATGAAAGACGTTGAAAACTGCATTAAAAGAATCCTTCGTAAGGACAGTGGCGAAAACCCTTCTTTCCTCCAGATTAGAGATTACTTTGACAAGCATCTTAACTGCAGGTATGTCGAACAAGACGACCAAAAGGTTTGGGAAAACACTTATCATAACTCGTCCTTTGCACCGGGCATCTTTCAGTTTACTGCTCAAGGTGCCAGAAACTTCTGTCATCAAGCTAAGCCTCGAAACATTGAGGAGCTTGCTGCCATCACCGCCATTTATCGTCCTGGCCCACTTAAGGCAAATGTGCACGTTAAGTACGTCGAAGCAGGCAAAGACATTGAAAACATTCAGTATGCCCACCCGATTATCGAAGAGGTCTTAGGGCCAACAAGAGGTTTCATTACGTTCCAAGAACAGTTTATGACTCTCGCTGTTAAGCTCGCAGGGTTTTCACCAGGCGAATCAGATAAGATGCGCAAAACTCTTGTGAAGAAGTCTTTGGACACGATTGGTAAAAAAGGCTCTGAGCGTGACCAGCTTCGAAAGCAGTTTGTCGAAGGTGCTGAGCGACTTCACGGCCTAGATCCAAAGGACATGAACGAGCTTTTTGACAAGATCGAGTTCTTCTCTCTTTATGGGTTTAATAAATCACACGCCGTTGCTTACGCAATCGATAGCTACTACGCTGCGTGGTTATACACCTATCATCCTAGAGAGTGGATCGCTACGGTTCTTGAGTCTGAAAACAATTCACCTCAAGGACTAGCAAAGGCCATCCGAGAATCCAAAGCGCTAGGTTATAAGTTTGCTCCAGCAGATGTAAACTATTCGGGAGATGAATGGACTTACAATAAAGAGTTGCAAGCTCTTATGCCGCCACTCTCATCAATTAAAGGTCTCGGTGACAAAGCGATGGATGAGATACTAGAAGCTCGACCATTCAAGAACTTAAATGATCTCTTTTATGATAGCGATGGTGAGTGGCGTCACTCTAAGGTAAACAAGACTTGCTTTGAAGCGCTATGTCAAATTGAAGCCTTTTCTTCTCTAGAGGAGTTTAAAGAAGGCCAACTAGACAACCATAGGCAGTTGCTGCACATCATCTCAGAAAATTATGAAAAGATCAGAAAAGGTCGCACTGGAGAAGATAAGCTTCGTGAGCGCTTAGTTAGAATCGGTGAGCAAATCAAAGAAGAGTTCGACAAGATTCTGCGTGTTTACGAGAAGACTAAGATGTCCGATTTGCAAGAACAGGCGTCTCAACACATCTTCAATTGCAGTGTTGTTGACTGGTGTTATAGCGAGCACGCTGCAGATTTAATCAAGGGCATTGGTCATCCTAACCACAAGCGACAAGCACAACTTGATAAGTGTTTTGAAAGGCTTGAAAACTACTACGCCAGAAGAGATAAGATTGCTGATAGAATAGAATCACTATTCAGTATTGACTCGTCTATTCTCGGAGTTTCTCACATCAAAGACTGGTCTCGAGACGAGAAGATAGTCTTGTACCAGCAAATAACTTCTGCTATCAATAATGCACTCGTCTTCCCTGCAGAAGTCATGCGTAGAATTGAAAAAGCTGATGTTAAATCATTGTGTGAAATGGTCGGTGGCGACAAAGGCGTTGCTTGGGGGTGTGCTACTGAGATCATCAAAAAGAAGACCAAGAACGGCAAAGAATTTTACCGAATTAGAATGATGGACGATCAGAACAGGACTGCATGGCTTCGAGTTTGGGGCAAGTTCTTTGACTGGGGTGAGGAGAGAGGTCAAAAGATCTACTATGAGCCACAACCTTTCTCTTACTGGCTCATGGAGACCGAAGTTGATCCAAACTGGGGTGCATCCTCAGCTGCTTGGAAAATGAGAAAGATACCTCTTTACGATGATTAATCCGGGTGAACTAGTTCGTGTAACAAAAACCGCGATACAAGATAGCAGGTTTTTAAACAAGGTCGGAATTCTAATACGAGATGACGGTGTTGACGATTGCGGAAACCCAGAAGTATTCATTCTTGTCGAAAATGATATAATATGTGTATACCCCGACGGATATGAGGTAGTGGAGTAAAATTGATTACTTTTCCTGTAAATAAAATTGCCCTAGAGGGATGTGATCTCTCAGGAAAAACAACGCTTTACAATGAAATTCATAAAAAATCAGGCTTTAAGTGGAACATGGATGACCGATCCGGTATTTCTATGTGTGTCTACTCTAAGCTTTACAGCAGAGATGATTTTTACACTCGAAAAAATCTGCATCTGGAGATGTCAAATCTAAACAACCAGTTTATTCTTCTATATCCAGATATTCACACTATTCATGAAAGGTTTTTAAGCAGGGGCGATGAAGCACAAGATATCTCTTCTTTGAGTGATCTACACATCCTCTTTGGAAAAGAGCTTGAAAGATATTGCATGCTACCTAACTTTCACGTATTTCATTCAGGACAAACAGAAGAACAGGCAGAAGAAATTGTAAGACGATGCCGACGCCTTGAAAACATTTCCGTAGACACAGTCGGAAACTATGTTAGAGAGTTTGCTAAGTTTCAACCTAACAGAGAGTCGACAACAGTTCAATTTCACTTCTACGATGACGGAACGTTCAGTTCAGTTAATGAAGGAATTCTTTTCACGCCAGGCGAAGAAGAATATTACCAAAAGATTAGGAATACTTTTTTGCAAAAGATTAAAAACGAGCTCAAAGGAAACAATCATTACGGTAGAAAAGAAACATCTAGTTCCAGGCGTTTTGTATTCGCAGGTGAAGAGTGCATATCATTTATTCAAGCAGTTTTTAGGGATGATTTGCTTGATGTGCACGCAGTATTCAGGTCTTCAGACACCGCACACAAAACAGGAACAGATATTCAACTAATACACATGCTTGGAAGAGATGCATTCGATCTTCTTGGTTTAGATGCATCCCGACACAAGGCACGCTTTAGATTTAACATCAATAGTGCTCACGTACTAAGCTAGGCAAAAAATGTCAGATCCAAAACACCGTAGCTCAAAATATCCACTCAGCACAATGTCTGCGCCTATAAAACCCACAGATATCACAATGCATAAGGCTGAGACTCTTAAGGTTACAAATCACTATGTAAAAAAAGAATACGACCGTCTTTATGAGCAAGCAGAAGTTCTTATGAACCAGTTTAATGATCTTGATAGACGTGTTAAAATAACAGCTATGATCGAAACGGTTCGAAGAAAATTTAAACCTGTACCTGGAAACACATATTGGCTTTATATGAGAGATCGTGGAGATTTATTTTTAAGCTTAATAGGAAAAGACGATTGGGCAGCTGGAATACCAGGAAAATATGTTGCTCAAGTTGAAAGACTGGGTGATAGCACCTGGGAAGTAATACATACACATGAAGACTTTGAGTTATTTTGGGAAAAAATCAAGGGAGACGAATAGATGAGAAGAGCATTAGTCACCGGTGCTGCCGGTTTTATAGGATCCAATTTAGTTAGTCGCCTTTTATGCGAAGGTTGGGACGTAACAGGTGTAGACGATCTAAGTTCAGGAAGCCTTGACCTGCTTGAAGGCTGCAAAGGCCTGCGCTTAGTCGTAAATGATTTTGCTTGCGATGCCATTCTTGAAGAAATAAAAAACAAAGAGTTTGATGTTGTGTTTCATCTTGCTGCGATCCCAAGGGTTAGTTACTCTGTCGAGCACCCAGCTAAAACCACGCAAACAAATGTTGCAGGAACTTCTGCGCTGATGGAAGCATGCCGCGACAATGTCAAAAGGTTTGTGTATTCATCTTCTTCTTCTGTTTACGGTGGTGCAGATGTCCTCCCTACGCCTGTGTCTTATCCAAGAGATCCAAAGTCACCGTATGCGTGGCAAAAGTCTTCGATTGAAGATCTGCTTAGAATCTTTGGCAACCTGTACGATTTTGACTCTGTGTGCCTGAGGTATTTCAATGTGTTTGGCCCAAATCAATATGGTGACTCTCCTTACTCCACAGCAATTTCTGCTTGGTGTCACGCAATTAAAAATGGCGGGATTCTAAGAAAAGATGGCTCTGGAGAACAAAGTCGAGATATGTGCTACGTCGATAACGTTGTTGATGTAAACATTCGTGCAGCAAACCACGAAGGCGCATTTAGAGGCGAGGCTTTCAATGTAGCATGTGGCGACAGAACGAGTAATAACCAGATTCTTGAAGCGTTTAAAGAGCGGTTCGGTGATTTAGAGATAGAGCAAGCACCATTTCGTCCAGGAGACGTCATGCACACGCAAGCAGATATATCAGAAACAGAGCGTGTTTTTGGCTATAAGCCCCTTGTTCGCTTTTGGGAAGGTTTAGAGAAAACTTTTGACTGGTGGGACATTTAATAACGCGATCGCAACAAGATACATATTTACAGCGCTTGGAGCAGCTTAATGGGTGGAATTGCATTTAAAGACAGCCAGGGAAACTCGTTAGCCAGCGGAGTTGACAGAAAGTATGTAAAAGACACACTAGATGATCTTTTTGCAAACCACTTAAAAGATGCAGGAATTTCTGGGTACGAGCCGGTCGGCTCTACAGGAAAGAAATCTATCGCTGGTGATCTTGATATCGCAGTTCAACCAGCTCAGAAAGATAACAAGTTAGCAAAAACTCAGATCTATAGAAATCTTGTTGGTTCACTAGGCGCTGATAGAGTAAAAGTGATCGGCCCTAATCTCACAGTTCTATACCCTATTAAAGGAGACCCAGAGGACCGAGACGCTCAGGTTGACTTGATGATTGCCCCAGATCTCGAAAGCGCAGGTTGGTTAATGGCAGGCGTTGGAGACGAAGGCATTAAGGGTATTTTTAGAAATGTAATGCTTGGGCACATTGCCGCAGAGCGAAGCAAAGAGCTTGGGACTCATGAGAAGATGACTGTTGCCACACCCGGTGGATTAGGTAGGCTCTCTCTTGACCCTGCACTTGATCCAGCGTTACCAAAAAACAAGAGAAAGTTTAAACTAGTGGGGCAGAGGATCACCAGCCCGCAGGCAATTTTAGATGGATTAGGCATTCCAAGCAACCCATCAGAGACAGCTAGTTTCGAGGGTTTGGTAAATGTTATGACTAAAGATCCCGATTTAAAACAAATGCTCTCAACCTTTAAAGATTATTTATCACAAAGAGTGTCTAATGCACAACACCCGCAGTTTCAAAGAGTGCTAAGTCACGTGGAGTCAGTTATGAGTGAAGCTATGATTAGAAACGCAGTAAGAAAAATGCTAGAAATGAAGCAGAAACAACTGCAGGAAAAGATTGTAAAGATAGGTGAGGATGAGCTTTACGATCTCACAGATGACAATCTCGAATCTCTGAGAACATTTATACGCAGTGAGCTAGGTGTAAGTGAATACGACCCTGACGCATCACGTCAATCTTATATTGATTCGATCGATGCGGTCCGCGGTGACACACAATTTTCTGATGCTATGAAAGGTTATCCTGATGACTC